TGACCGGGTGGTCAGAAGGTTTCAGTGAGATAAAAAGTATCGAGTATCCTATAGGGGATATACCGGCAACATTGCTTGACCCCGATACATATGAAATTTATCAAAACACTACAAAGAAACAGGTCAGATTGCTTAATAATTCACCGGCAGCGGCAGACACATTCAGAATTACTTTTACAATACCCAGGACAATTACAACGATAATTGCAACCGATGAAGACGCATTCTGTAGGCTGGTTGCCGCACTATGTCTGGAAGATTTGGCAAACGCCCATACCCAGACGGGTGATTCGGTCATCGGTGCAGATAGTGTGAACTACCGGTCAAAAGGCAGCGAGTTCAGCGCCCGTGCAAAAAAATTAATTACCTTATACAAGAATCATATGGGGATCAAAGGGGATGATATAACCCCCGCTGCGTCAGTAATAGTGGATCTCGACCTGAAATACCCTGCCGGTGGTGAGCGGTTGACGCACCCCCGATGGGCAAGGGAAAAACGGTAATGGAAATAAAAGCGACGATCAAATGTAATGGAGCGATTTACAATGGCGTGTCCTTAAAAATATCCCAGATGCATCTTGATCGGGCCATGAGCGAGTCGGTTGCACTCCTTGAACGGAAGGTAAAGGAAAATATCAGAAAAGCCCCCAGAATCGGTGTGGGCGGCGCAAAAGGAGGTCTTCTTGCGAGCATCCATGGCGAGACAATTCAGAAGGGAACCCCGTTGATAAAAGGCATTGTGGCGACCCAGAGCATATACGGAGAGGTCATAGAAAAGGGAAGAAGACCGGGCAGAAAGATGCCCCCGGCTGACGCCCTTGACGGATGGATAGATTTGAAGCTCGGTACTCGCCGGCGGGCTTTTAACAGCATGGATAAAGTGCTTGCCTATACAGCATGGAAAAAGAGCGTCAGCTTTTTGATTAGAAGAAAGATCGGCAAAAAGGGATTCCCCGGCATACATATGTTTGAACGGGCATTGGCCGACAACCTACCACAAATTCAAAGTATATTTGAACGGGCGGCGGCATCTATTACAGGGGAAATAAATGGCAAGTAAATATCTACTTATATTAGCAGACGTAAAGACCAGGCTCGAATCCATAACCGATATCGGGATTGTGCACGACTATGAAAGATTTACAAAAAACTGGCAAGAGTTTCTCGCATTATTTGCATATACACCTACAGGGGGCAGCCAGCAGATCAGGGGATGGGAAATAACCCGAAGAAGTGTTCACGAGCATAAAAGGGGCGCATATTTTCGACACCATGTTTTTGTAATACGGGGGTATATGAGTCTGAAGGATTCGGAAGAAACAGACAAGACCTTTCAGATCCTTGTAGATACGATATGCGAAACATTCAGAACCCTTGGAGAAATAAACACATGGTACTACCGCGACGGAGATAACCCGGAAAACTCGCCATGTCAGGTCGACGTGATTGAGCCTCGCACATTCGGCGCCATATTGTGCCATTATTCAGAGATTACATTATCAATAACAGAGCACATATTACCTTAGTGAGGAGGAATTTATGGATAGGCAACCAGGATCATACAGTACGGCAGCAAAGGGCAAACCGCAAAAAGAAAACCTGAATGACGAGGCAATGGCCGCAAGGCTCGGGAAGGCATGTACAAAACAGGAAGATGCACAAAGCACTGGATCGCCCGTAGCGGGGATGGACAGGCAACCCGGTACCTATCGTTACGACATCAACAAACAAGATTTTGTGCCAAATATAGACAAGAGGGAGGCAAACAATGAGTCTTGAAGAAAAACAATTAATCCTGGCGAAAGTAGAATCGATATACGGCAATGACCCTACCCCTACGGTCGGCGATAATGCATTGCTTACCGGCAAGGTATCTATTGAAATAGCAGATGCAAGCCGGGAGAGAAAGGTGATGCTGCCCTATTTCGGGTCGCTTCAGAAAGTACCCCTCGGGGAAGGCGTAAAAATATCATTCCCGGTAGAATTGAGGGGATCGGGCGTAGCCACAACACCGCCAAGAATAGCAGCGTTGCTGCGAGCAGCAAACCTGACAGAATCTATCGGGGGATCGTATGTTGATTATGATCCGAACAGCTCCGCCGCCGGCGAATCCTGCACCATCTGGTTTTATCAGGACGGCATACTCTGGAAGGTGCTCGGGTGTATGGCAGAAAGCGTCAAGCTGTCCGCAAAGGCGAATGATATCGCCAAGCTTGAATTCTCTCTGATCGGTTTGTGGGGAGGCAAGGCGTCCGTTACGGATGTCTCCTTTCCTGCTCCGACATTTGAGGCAACATCGATTGTACCGCCTATGTTCCGCAGCGCTACATTCACCGTCCACACCTACGCCGGAATCATCGAGAACTTCGAGGTCACGATTAAAAACAAGATTGCCAAACGCATGTCCGCCAACGCTTCGAACGGCATATACAGATACAGCATCGTCGGCAGAGACGTGGAGGGGAGTGTGGACCCGGAACTGGTTGCGCTCTCATCGTTTAATCCTTTTGACCTCTGGGAAGACGGAGATGCAGGGACGATAGCAGCAACCATCGGATCTGCTTCGGGCAATCGGTTTGTAATTACGTTGAGCAACACGGTATTGACCCCGCCGAAACTTGGAGGCAGAGAAGGGATGGCGACGTACGCTTTGGCATTTACAGCCCATCCTACGCTGTCAGAGGGAAACGGAGAGATAAAGATAAGACAAAGCTAAAAAGGAGGACACATGAGAGATTTAGACGTATCGGCAAGGAACAAAATGATAATAAACGATGCCAGATCAGGCACTGAAATAGAACTGTATTACCGCAACCCGACCACCCAGGAAGAGGTCGAGTATCAGTCAAAGCTCTACAAAAGGAAGGGCAATAAGCTGATATTGAACCCAAAGGTAAAGGTTGATCTCGGCACTGCCATACTCACAGGCTTCCGTGAAGGGGATTTCGGGGTTGCCGGCAAGCCCATATCATCCGATCCGGAAAGCCCGAATTATCGGGAGGACTGGAAGGACCTGCTCGGACGTATGGCATCAGACATTGTATCGACATTTGCAACCGTCGTTTATGAGGGGGCGCGCGTTGCATCCGATACGGATGTGGAGATAGAGACGGCGATCGAGGAGGATATCCTCCCTTTGCCGAAGAGCTAAGGAGGCTTGCAGCCAGATGCACTCCGGAAAAAAAGAAAAAATGTCTGGCGACATCAGGGCAGATGCTCGCTGCAAAATGTGCGGAATGCGATGGGAGAGAACCCTATGAACCGAGTGAGTGGTTCGCACATATCTGGTATCTGTACCGTCTGCAGCGTGCGGGATATCCCTTTACGGCGAACGAACTCTCAGTTGAGGAGTGGATGGATATCGGTGTATTACGAGACGAAACGGAGAGAATGGAACGATGCGTCACCACGCCTTTAACGAGATGACGGCGATGATACTTAAAAGAACGCCCGATATAACATCGGATGCGATGAAAAACGCTGCAGCGGCGATAAATAATCCTACGGTGAGGAAGCCCTTCAAAGCAGAGGCAATTGCTGCGATGATCATACTAAGGAGTATAGCACACATATGAACTCTGTCAATATAGTCATTCAGGCCGACGACAAAGGGGCAATTTCCGTATTGCAAAAGACCGAAAACGCGATGAAGGAGCTGACGACATCAGCGAAAAATATGACATCAGCAATACCTGCGCTCAACGGCGGATTCCAAAGCATGATCCGTGATCTCGGCAGCTTGTATTCAGCGTATAAGGCTTTAGAAACGGTCAAGGAGTCGGCGGTGCTCGCCGCCCGGGTCGAAACCTTGGGAATCGTCATGCAGACCGTCGGTAAGAATGCCGGGTACAGCAGGGCCGAAGTAGAAGCGTATTCGGAAGGAGTGCGAAAGATGGGCATCACAACCCAGGAGGCCAATCAGTCTGTTATCCGCATGATGCAGGCGCATCTCGATCTGACAAAGTCGCAGGAGTTGGCGCGGGTCGCCCAGGATGCGGCGGTAATCGGCAACATCAACTCGTCGGAGGCGCTGCAGCGGCTCATGCACGGCATTATCACCCTCCAGCCGGAAATTCTCAGGACTGTCGGCATTACCGTTGAATTCGAGTCTGCCTACAGACGATTTGCCGAAACAACGGGTAGGACGGCGGAGTCGCTGTCGTCTCAGGAAAAGCAGCAGATCGCCTTGAATCTTGTCCTTGAACGGGGAAAAGACATTGCCGGCTCGTATGAAGCAGCTATGGGGACGGTAGGAAAACTCATGACATCCATGCCGAGATTCATCGAGGAAGTGAAGCTTAAATTCGGCGAACTATTTCAGCCT